ACAGGAGTTAAAATAACTGCAATAGTAGTAGCATAATTATGAAGTCTACAGGTTTAGGAGACGACATCGCAAAGTTTACTAAAGCTACAGGCATTAAGAAAATGGTTGACACAATAAGCAAGGTACTAAACATCACTTGCGGTTGTGAAGCAAGACAAGGAGCATTAAATAAATTGTAACCTTATAAAAAATAATATATGGCTTTTAAACTTACAAATCCTCCTTACACAATGGACAACACTCCAATATATCACGTAGATATGGAAGATGGTGTTATGGGTAAAGCCAATAATAATGGAACAATTATTATAAATAAAGATGTAGATCCTTCAAGAATGCAAGATGTTATAAATCACGAGATGGTTCATATAGATCAAATGAAAAGAGGTGATTTAGATTATGATGACAAGTATGTTTACTGGAAAGGTAAAAGATACTCGCGAGCACAAATGCAAGAAGGTAATAGAACGCTGCCTTGGGAAGCTGAGGCTTATGAAAAATCTTAAATGAAAAAAATCATACAATGGTTAAGTGGTGGCGTCATTAAAGAAGTAGGTGATGTTATTGATAAACTTACTACTACTAAAGAAGAAAAACTTCTAATAAAAAAACAAATACAAGAAATATTAGAGAAGGCTGATAGCGATGCTCAAGAACAAGTTAGCAGACGCTGGGAGTCGGATATGAATTCTGATAGTTTCTTATCTAAAAACATACGCCCAATGGTACTTATATACTTAACAGTTATATTTACCGTACTATCTTTTTTCGATGGTAACATTGGCGGATTTTCTGTGGCTGATCAATATATTCCTATATTTCAGTCATTACTTATTACAGTATACGGCGCTTACTTTGTTGGCCGTACTTGGGAAAAAACAAAATCAATTATAAATAAAAAATAAATAAAAATGGGACAATTTGGTAATCAACCTGATTTCGCAACTAACGATATTCAAGCGGTAACACCAACTAACACTATAAGTTCAGCGACAAATTTAGATTCCTCTGTAATATATATTGGAGACAACACAACTGCTGGCGATGTTTTAGTTGTTATACCTTCTGGAGTAACTGGTGGTTTTGGAGTTAAAAATTTAGTAACAGTACCTTTTGGTCAAGCCGTAGGAACTGGTTATACTACCGCTGGACCTTTAGCTACAACAACTTCTGGTAGTGGTACTGGGTGTACGGTTGGTATAACTGCTTCTGCAGGAGCTATAACAGCTATTACAATAACTACTCCTGGTGTTGGCTACGCTGCTGGTGACACTATAACAGTGACTCAAGGTGGTGCCGCAAATGGGACGTTTACAATATCAGCTTTAAAAGTTTTACCTCCAACCGCAACTCAATCAGTTGCTTTTCACGGTTTACAAGCTGGTGGATTTCTACCTGTGACAGTTGACTACGTTTTAGCTTCTAACGCAACAGATACAACAAGTGTACAGAAACTAATAGGAGCAAAGTAATATGGCGCAAGGTATAGGTATTGGAATAGGTATACCCCGTGGCTTAACAGGAAACGCAGGTTTCCCAACTGCATTTGACGAGATATTAGCTGAAAACGGAGATTTTATCATAGCCGAATCCGGTGCGTATCCAACGTATATGATAGTAGAAACTGTAACAGCTTCAGAACTACTATCAGCTTTAGAACTAAGATCTAGTTTCTATGAAAATGTAGGTGGTACAATTACAATTCTACAATCATTTGAAAACTGCTAACTATGAGTAATCTTTTAAATAAAGCAAGTATAATAATCACCCCAACAGGGTATGATACTGGTTATCTATTAGGTATTAAGCCAAGTGTTCCTTTTGGTAGTGAGTTAGTATCTGAAACTACAGATAATATAAGTGGTTGGATAGAGGCAAGAAATAAATCTACTTTGTCAATAGTAGATAATAATATTAGAGCAACAAGAACAGATGTTGGTGCTGAAACTATTGGCGTTTCATCTACAGTGTTTACAACTGTTGTAGGTAGAAAATATAGAATAAAAGTAAATGCAACTAAAAATAACACTAACGGAAATATATATGTTAGAGTTAGTGATAGCTCTAATGTTAGTGGAACGTATTTCAGTCAACAAAACGCAACAAATGCTATATCTGTTGACATTAACTTTGTAGCTACAGCTACTACAGCTTACGTAGGTATTTTAGCTACATCACAAGACACTGGCAATTATGTGCAGTCAAATTTAATGTCTATTAAAGAAGACGTAGGTGCAGACTTGGAATTTTCAAGAGCTTCAACAGCGACGCGCACTAACGCGCTTCAAACGATAGAAAATGTAAGTATAAATGTTCCAAGAATAGACTATACTGGTGGTGTAGGTAATATTTTATTAGAGCCACAGAGTACTAATTTAGTTACTTATTCTGAAGATTTTTCAAAATGGACTTTAGGCTCAAACGCAACTTTAGTTTTAGATAACAGCGTTACCGCTCCAGATGGTAGTACTGGTGTTTATAGGTTAACACTACCAGCTACAAGTGGAACTTTTATTCAGTCTAATACTTTTTCAGCTATTACTGGAACATTAAGTATTTATGTTAAATCTGCTGGAACTGTTAATAATAATTTTAACCTTTATAGTGGCTCTGTTGCAAGTCCTTTAAAAACAGCAACAAGTGAATGGCAAAAATTTACTTTAGAAAATGTAATTTCTAATTCTTTTTATATTATAAATTCTGGAGATACTTTTATATCTGATATTTATATATGGGGTGGGCAAGTAGAACAACAATCTTTCCCAACCTCATACATACCAACATCAGGCTCATCTGTTACTCGCTTGGGAGAAACTTTGAATAACAGCGGTAACGCTGATTTATTTAATGATACAGAAGGTGTTTTGTATGCGGAAATAAAAGCATTGAGTAACTATAATACACAAAGGTTTTTAGGTATAAGTGATGGAAGCGACACTAATAAAGTTATTTTAGGATTTAATAATAGTGCTACAAACTATATTATATTAGCAGAAACAAAAAGCGGTGGCTCAACTACCTCTTTTATGACTTATGATTTAGGGACAGTTGCACCAAGTTTTCTAAAAATTGCTTTGAAATATAAAGCAAATGATTTTGCACTATGGGTTAATGGAACTGAAAGAGTTACTGATTCTAGTGGTGCTGCTCCTGTTGGTTTAATTGAGTTAGCTTTTGATAGAGGAAATGGCGCAAGTGATTTCGAAGGCAAAACAAAATGCGTTGCAGTATTTAAAGAGGCTTTGACAGATGTACAACTTCAATGTCTAACAAGTTAAAATAATATAATGAATATATATAAATTAGTATTTGACACGGAAGCTATAGGGAAGCAGGTTTTAATAGATAACAATGTATGGGAGGAAGTGACTGAAGAAGGTGTTACATCTATGCAGTATATAAATGGAACAAAAGGTGTTGTTAATATAGGTAAAGTAGTAAAAATACCAGGAACTTACGATCCAGATGGACATGAAATAACTCCACCTGTTTATTACCCAGGTTGGGCATATGATTTTATTAGTACTGATGTTATAGATTTAAGTAAATACGAAGTTTATCCAGGAGATAAATCAGTGCACTCATTTGCAGGTTATCCTAGAGGTGCAGAAATACCAAGAATTTAAAATAAAATATAAAAAACAAAATGGCGAATATTAAATTTTCACAATTTACAACAAAAACAGATCCAGCTAATGTAGATTTTTTAGTAGGATATCTAGGTGGAGACAATGTAAAAATAGACCCTGCCAATCTTGGAGGCGGTGGAGCTTCTGACTTAAATGGTTTAAGTGATTGCTTGGTTGACACAGACTCACTTTACATTGCAGAAGTACCAAGCGGTTTAAGTGGTAATCCACAAGGTAATACTGTAATGGGTATAGATGCTGGAGCAGCTTTAACAAGCGGTACTAATAATACTTTTATAGGTAATGATGCTGGACTTGTTGCTACTACAACTACGCATAATGTTCTTATAGGTTTTCAAGCTGGTAAAGGTATAACTACTACTTCAAAACAAAACAATGTTGCTATAGGCGCTAATACTTTTGATATAGCAGCTGGTCAGAATTCTGTTGTAGTAGGTTATCAAGCTGGTAGAATTAGTAGTGTTGCAAGTGGTGTTTATATCGGTTATCAAGCTGGTTGGGCAAATGCTGGTGGTAACAATGTTGGTATAGGATATGAGTCTTTATTTGGTGGTGGTGGCGCTAATAGTGTTGGATATGGTTATCAAACTGCAAAAAACAATACAGCGTCTGGACACACTTCAATTGGTTATCAAGCTGGTTTTTCCCAAACTTCTGGCGCAGAAAACACAAACATTGGTTATCTTGCTGGGTATGACAATACAACTAATGGGTCTAGAACTTGTGTTGGTTATGAAGCTGGAAGATTGTCTACTGGAGCTTGGAACACTATGGTAGGTGCGTATGCTGGTAGAAAAATAACAGGTTCTGGTTGTGTAGCAATAGGTAGAAATGCTTTATTAAATAATACGTCTGGTGCTAATAATGTTGCTATAGGACATGCAGCTGGTAATTGGACTGCTACTGGTGGTGAAAATACTTTTGTAGGAACAGGAGCTGGTAGACAAAATTCAACTGGAGGTAGTAATACCGCAGTGGGTTACGAAGCGTTGTTTTTTAATTTAGGAAGTAATAATACTTGTATTGGTAGAAGCTCTGGTGGATATGTAACAACTACAAGTGACAATACTTTTCTTGGTTATCAAGCTGGTAAAGGTAAAACAAGTGGAACAGTTTCTGGAGCAAGTAATGTTGCCATAGGAAGTGATTGTTTTACAACTATGGTAAGTGCAAGTAATAACGTTGTAATAGGTTATAGAACTCTAGGTGGTGTTGGAGAACAAACAGGAAATAATAATACTTTTGTAGGTAATAGTATTTACTTCAATGCTTATTTTTCTGGAAGTAATACCACAGCACTTGGTAATGGTGCTAATCCTTCTGCTCAAAATGTTAGTAATGAAATAACTTTAGGTAATTCAAGTATTGGAACGTTAAGATGTCAGCAAACAAGTATTACTTCTTTGTCAGATCAAAGAGACAAAAAAGATATTGAAACAATACCTTATGGATTAGATTTTGTTAATTCATTAAAACCTAAAAAGTTTGTATGGGATAATAGAGCAGAAACAGATGGAGAAGGAAAAGAATTTTATTCATCTAACAAAGGTAAAAAAGATATTGGATTTATAGCTCAAGAACTACAAACTGTTGATGACGATTATTTAAATTTAGTATATGATGCTAATCCAGAAAAACTTGAAGCTACATACGGAAAATTAATACCAGTTTTAGTAAAAGCAATACAAGATTTATCAGCAAAAGTAACAGCATTAGAAAATGCTTAATAATAAAAATAAATAAAAATAAATAATGTTTAAAAATATAATAACATCTGAAAACACAGACGATAGTCACAAAGCAGTTATCGTAGGTCAAGTAGATGGTCAATTAGCAGAAGCTGCGGATTCAGAGACTACAGAAGAAAAACTGCAATGTCTTAAAGACCATTTTCTTTGGTTACTGTCTAACGACTTCTATAAAGACGAATGTAGCGATGATCAAATAAGTGGGATGGAATCTTATTTACCTGCTGATTACGCGGATCAATATGAGGATTTACCTGAATAGTAGATTTGTTAAAACAAGTGTAACTATATAAATACAAAACAATTAAATTAAATCAAATGGCAAAAATTAAAAAAGAACAATTAGAAATAATTGTAAAACACCAAGAAGAGTTAAATTCTATAATAAATAACATTGGTATTATAGAAACACAAAAACACGCTTTGTTGCATAAGGTTGCAGAAGTAAATAAAGATTTAGAAGAACAGAAATCACTTATAGAAAAAGAATATGGTAAAATATCCATAGACTTAGAAACAGGTGAGTATACTGAAATAACTGAAGAAGTAGAATAACAATGAATTCAGTTATAAGAAAAATCAGTATTGGATCTGATTATAAAAATGACGCTATGCATTACTCTGTAGGCCAACAAGTTTATGGAGGTCACGAGATAGCGTATATATTATTTGACGATTCAGATAGCTCTTATAATATTCACATAAAGAAAAAGGACGAGGTGTTGCCATGGAAAAAGTTTAATTCTAATATGGCAGTATCCGTTGAGTATGATCTAGAGTATTAATGAAGAGTCTATATGATTTTATCGTTGAACCAGTTGGCGATAAGTACAGTAATACTGTTAATGTGGGTGATAAAAAATTAGTTGTAAATACTAAGATAGAAAACTGGAAGTTTGTTAATAGAGTTGCTAGAGTTATTGAAACACCTGCAGCTTTTTCTACACCTATTAAAAAAGGGGCTATAATAATCATACATCAAAATGTATTTAGAACATTTTATGATATGAGGGGCGAAAAGAAAAAAAGCAGATCTTATTTTAAAGATGATTGCTATTTCTGTGCAGTCGACCAAATTTATTTGTATAAAAATAAAAACAATTGGAAGACTATAAATAATAGATGTTTTATAACACCTATAAAAAGTAAACAAGATCTAACACTAGATAAAGAAGCAAACCTTATTGGTATATTAAAATATGGTAATAAGTCCTTAGAGGAGCTTAATATAAACCCAGGTGATCTTGTAGGCTTTACTCCTAATAGCGAGTGGGAGTTTTTAGTTGATGATAAGCGACTATATTGTATGAAATCTAATGATATTGTAATTAAGTATGAATACCAAGGAGACGAAGAAGAATATAATCCAAGCTGGGCAGAAAGCAGTCGAAGAATTAATCAAGGTAGCTAAAGAAGCTATTGTTGATTCTGATGATGATATATCAGCTGATAGACTCAAGAACGCTGCCGCAACTAAAAAGTTAGCTATATTCGATGCCTTTGAAATACTTAATCGCATCGAAGAAGAAGAAAATTTATTAAACGATAAACCTAAAGAAGTTAAAGAAGAAAGAACTTTTAAGGGTTTTGCAGAAGGTAGATCTAAGTAATGTACGAGCAAAGTTTATATAAAGTTTTAAAAGACCATATTAAACCTAAAGTTCTTAAACGAATGAATAGGTATAGTAAATGGGAATATGGATATAACAAAGAACACGATATTGTTGTTATAAGCAAGACAGGTAAAATAGGTGAAATATATGAAATACAAAACCTTAAAATAGCTTTACCTGAAAAAAATAAAACACACAAGTTTGAAACTAATAAATGGGAGTACACTGAGTATCCTAAAGAATTAAAAAAAATAAAGTCTGTATTTGATTGGGAGGAATACCCATTAGACTTTAAAGAAAAATGGTATGATTACATCGATAATGAGTTCACCCGCAGGGAAGAAGGCTTTTGGTTCTATAATAAGGATGTGGCTACTTACGTTACTGGTTCTCACTATATGTACTTGCAGTGGAGCAAAATTGACGTTGGGCAACCAGACTTTAGGGAAGCAAACAGATTATTCTTTATATTCTGGGAAGCTTGTAAAGCTGACTCACGATGTTACGGAATGTGCTATCTTAAGAACCGCCGTTCGGGATTTTCATTCATGTCTTCCGCAGAGACCGTCAATAATGCGACAATTACATCAGATGCACGGTTTGGCATATTGTCAAAGTCTGGCCCTGACGCTAAGAAGATGTTCACAGACAAGGTTGTACCAATATCGGTCAACTACCCCTTCTTCTTCAAGCCAATCCAGGACGGTATGGACAGGCCGAAGACAGAGCTTGCATACAGAGTCCCTGCGACAAAATACACAAGGAAGAAGCTCGAGAGCAACGAGACACTCAGAGAACTTGACGGGCTCGACACAACGATCGACTGGAAAAACACAGGTGATAACTCGTACGACGGGGAGAAACTAAAACTACTTGTCCACGATGAAAGTGGTAAGTGGGAAAAACCTAATAACATTTTAAACAACTGGCGAGTTACAAAAACTTGTCTTAGATTAGGTAGTAGAGTTATTGGCAAATGTATGATGGGATCAACGAGCAACGCTCTTGATAAAGGAGGTGATAATTTTAAGAAACTATATAACGACTCAGATGTTACAAAAAGAAACGCCAATGGACAGACTCGTTCGGGATTATATAGTTTGTTCATACCTATGGAATGGAACTACGAAGGATACATTGATTCTTACGGGATACCTGTATTCG